TCCATTACATGATTCTTTGTCTGGAAGTAGTATTGTACATAGAACATTTCAAGATAATCCACTTGCTGCAAATGGTACACGTCCAACAAGAGCTTTTCTAGAAGAGGTTGGTTTTATACATAGTATCCATGAGGTATTAGGTGCTGTAGAGGCCACACAACCGAATAAACAATCTAATAAATACTTACCTATATATATGCTTGGTACTGGAGGTTATACTACTACAGGTACTGCATTATGGCTTAAAGAGATTTTTTATAATCCAGCAGCATTTGATTGTCTTGTTTTTGAAGACCAATGGGAAAATAAAGGTGAGATAGGTTATTTCTTGCCTGCTACTAAAGGTATGAATGATTTCAAGGAAGGTCTTAATCTTGTATCAAATGAAGAAAGAGCTTTAAAAAGTATTGAAGCTGGTCGAGAAAAAGCAAGGAAATCCAACAATAAGATTAAACTACTTACTGAAATAATTAACCAACCTTTAAAACCTTCTGAGGTATTTATGACATTAGAAGGCAATCTATTTCCTATAGAAGACCTTAAAACCGTATTAGAGAAATTAGAAGCTTCTCCTCATATCTTAAATAGCTATTATAAATATGAAATGCAAATTGTTGATGGTAGAGTTGTACCTAAACTGTCTACTAAAGTTCCTGTTAGGGATTTCCCATTAAAAAAGGGAATTAATATAGATGCTCCTATAGAAGTATTTGAATTACCACAAAGAAACAAAGATGGAGAGGTATTTTCAAATAGATATATAGCAGGTTGGGATCCAATAGATGTTGATGATAATGCTGATTCTACACAATCTTTACAGTCTTTATTTGTTTTGGATACATGGACAGATAGAATTGTAGCAGAATATACTTCTAGGACTTATTTAGCAAAAGAATATTATGAACAAGCTAGAAGACTTCTTATTTATTACAATGCTATATGTAACTATGAACAAAACCTGAAAGGAGCCTATGCTCATTTTTCTAATAAGAACAGTCTTCATTTATTATGTGATACTCCTGAAATACTCAGTGATAAATCTTTATCTACTGTGCATAATGTAGGTAATAAAAGTAAAGGTACACGTGTAGGAGGAAATTCAGCTGGTAATAAGATTATAACTTTTGCAGAAAATGAATTATTAGCATATTTAGACGAAGAATCTTATGATGATGAAGAAAAGAGAAATTTAGATATAATACCTTCTGTTGGGCTTCTCAGAGAATTAATAGGTTATTCTAGAGAACTTAATACAGATAGAGTGTCTGCATTCAACATGTTAATGATTCTACGTGCTGATAGAGATAGAATTACACAAGTTTCAAAAACACAATCAGTCAAAACTAAATCAACTGATAGTATGTGGTTTAGGGCATACAATAAAAACTATAAAAGTTCACCTAATTATCAAATTAAAAATGGAAGTTTAATTATAAATTAAGTCTATACAAGTGTATATTAGTTTTTATAATAACAAAATTTATGTATATATTTGTATTTTAAATATAAAAATATGTTCAGTAAAGATATATTAGCTACTCCTCCACAGAAAAAAAGTACTGCTGAGAAATATAAAAAAGACCAACAATGGTTTAAAGATACAGCAGATTCTTATGAATATCAGGCATTATATTACGAGCAAGAAAGGCATCGTAAAATGAATGTACTGTATAATCTTGACAACGGAGAAGTAGATCAAAATGAAATGGAGAGGGTTATGAATCCATTAGGATTGAATAATGCAACCTTTCCTTCATCGATAAAAAATTATGCAATAGCTGTTCCTAAGATAGATCTTCTTATTGGAGAAGAAATACGTCGTACATTTGATTGGACTGTAAGATCAAAGAATCCTTCAGACGAATCTTCTGAAGCTGATACTATGCTTGATATGTTTATAGAGATGGCTATTTCTAATATAGAACAAGGTAATAAATCAGAAGAACAGATACAGAAAGAAATAGAGCAGTATGCCAGATTTATTAAATATTCTTTTAAGGATGTTAATGAAATTACAGCAACTAAAATATTAAACTATCTTTGGCGCAACCAAAATATTAAATATGAGTTTAATAAAGCCTATCGACATGGTTTGGTAGGCTCTCGTATTATATACAGAATAGATATTGAAGGAGAAGAACCTGTTCTTAAAGCATGTGACCCAAGAGAAGTATATGTTATAAAACCAGGAAATTCTGAATATATACAAGATGCTGAAGCCATAGTAGAAATAACTTATGAACCTATTGGAAGAATAGTAGATGCTTATTATGATTATCTTAAACCAGAACAAATAGATGAATTAGAAGCTGGACAATGGAGAACCAATGGTAGAGGTTCAGAAAGTTCTTTGAATTATGAGAACAAATTGCCTCCAATTTATTCAAATTTAGATTTTGGAGATGGTCCTGGATTTATTGATATAAATGAGTTTAATTCATATGAAAATTTTAAACTGGGATTACCATATGATTATCAAGGCAATGCAAGAGTTGTTCGGACTAGATGGGTAGGCAGAAAGAAAATTGGAATTCTTTTCTATTTTGATGAAAATGGTGATGAACAAGAACGTATAGTTTCAGAATATTATAAACCAAAGACAGACGAAGGAGAAACTGTTAAATGGATATGGGTAAATGAGACTTATGAAACTACAAAACTAGCAGATTCTATTTATATAAAGATGGAACCGAGAGAAGTACAAATGCGTAAAATGGATAATAAATCCAAATGTTTTCTTGGTTACATTGGATATGATTTTGGTATTTCTTTGATGGAAAGAATGGAATCATTTCAATATTTGTATAATGTCTATATGAATAAACTAGAACAAATATATGCTAAATATAAAGGTCCTATTTATGAATTAGATATATCTAAAGTTCCTGATGATTGGGATATGGATATGTGGATGTACTACGCTGATATGATGGGATGGGCAGTTGTTGATCCTATGAATGAAGGCAAGAAGGGTGCTGCAATGGGTAAATTATCTGGAGCCTTTAATACTACAGGTAAAGTACTTGATCCTAGAATTGGAGACTACATACAACAGACTATATTGATGCTTCAATACTTAGAAAAAGAACTAGGTGTTATAGCAGGTGTTACAGAACAGCGTCAAGGACAGGTTGATAACAGAGAAACAGCCCAAGGAATTGAGAGATCTGTTACACAATCAGCATTAATAACAGAAAAATGGTTCTTTGCACATGATGAAACTAAGAAAAAGGCTCTTGCTGCATTACTTGATACTGCAAAACAATTATGGTCTAAAACTGAAAGTAAGAGATTAAGTTTTATTATGGACGATATGTCCAGAGAATTTCTTGAATTTAATGGAGCAGATTTTGCCTCTACCGAACAAGATATTTTCATCAGTAATAGCTCTGAAGATATGAGGGTTAGACAAATGATTGAAGGACAATCACAAGCTCTTATACAAAATGGAATGGGAAGTACCGTAATTGATATAATGCAGAAACGAAGTATAGCAGAAAAGAGTATTATATTAAGAGAAGCTGAAGAAAATCTTCAGGAAATGGAGCAGAAGAAAATGGAACAACAGTCTAAGATTGCTCAGCAACAACTTGAAGCACAAGCAGCCGAGAAAGATAGGGAACTTAAATTTAAATACGATGAATTGAGTTCAAAAGAACGTATAGAGATGGCTAAATTAGATAATGAAGCCAGAAAAACATATTCCGAGATAGAGAAAACAGAGGAGGAACTCAATAATGAAGAACAACAGTTTAATGAAGAAATGTCTTTTAAAGATGAACAGTTAGATGAAACTATTCGTCATAACAAAGAATCTGAAAAGATAAGTAAAATTAAATCTAAATCTACTAATAATGGATAGTAAAACTATAGAAAAGGCTTTTGTTTCAAATAATAAAAAGTCTAGGATAACAAATAAAATAGAAGAATTATTAAATAATCATATTTATCTAGAACTAGAAGCATCTCAAATATATTTAAGTTTTGCGGCTTGGGCGGAATATAAAGGGTATGAAGGTCTTTCTATATTTATGTATAAGCAAGCAGATGAGGAGAGATTACATATGCTTAAAATATATAAATATATGTTAGATAGAGATTGTATGCCGCAGACTCCTAAAATCGAATCTCAGAGTTGTGAT